TCCTGCAGTAGGTAAATAATATCTCCATAAGTTAGTATCATTTGTTCCTTCATTGACACCCATATACACACTATCTCTCGATACAAACATAGAATGTGGACAAGTATCTACTCCATCTACAACCCATTCTTTTACTAACTGTCTGTTAGCTAATACATATAAGTTATCTGCAACTGTTAAGTCTGCACGATATAATCTACCAACAGTTCTTGAAGTTTCTTGTGTTCCTAAGAATACAATTCCCTCTGTAGCTGCCATAGAATGTATCTGTTCAAAAGGTATGTGTGTCTGTCCTTGTAGTGTTAATGTTCCTGATACATCTTTAAGTGAATAAACATTTTCATTTGTACTACCTGCAAGTACAACTGCACCTGCATCTACAACAGAAGTAATTTCATGTGTAGGTTCTAATGTTAAAAGTGGAGTGCTAACAGAAAAATCAGATGACCAACTGTCTGCAAATGGGTCACCTTCCCATAGATATTCTGCATCTCCATCATTAGCTGTAACTACTAATCTATCTTTTACAAACCAAACACCTGTAAATATTCCACCAGTAAAACCTGTATTGTGTACTGCCCAACCATGACCACCTGGTTCATAATGTGCGAACTGTGTATTAGTTGTTCCTGCAGTTCCAGTAGTTACATAAAGTGTATTTCCAAAAGCAGCTATACCAGTTATGTCATAAAGTATTCCAGTAGATGACATAGCTGACCAGATATCTCCATCATCTGTACTTTCATAGATAGTTGTACCATCAGCTACATAGATATTTCCATTCGTAGTTCTAGCCATATAATTATTATCAGAACTAAAAGTAATACTCTCTGGTGCAGTTGTGTATAACAAATGTGTGTGATAAGAAGTTTCATCATCGCCATGAAATACATCTACACCTTTGCTATCAAAAAATCTTGTTGTATCTTTAGGCGTACCATTAGCTCTATGTGCTGTATCTAAACCTTGTCCACCAGTAAAGTTATTTCTAGAATAAATACGACCTAAGTTAGATGTAAAATCTTCAGGGTTTTGTTTAACATTAATCTGTTGTTCTTGTACATCAGATGATTGTATTTGCATCTCTCTACCAGGACCAACAGCAGAACGAAGTAGTATATTATCAATTCTTACATCATATCCATATCTTTTAGGATTGTTTATGTTAGATGTGGTAGCTACTCTAGGCATTATTGCACTCCAGAGTTAACACCATTTATCTCTACTGCTTCTGGATATTTCGCTCTTAAATATTTTCTAGCTTGTGTTATTAGTAACTGTTGATATTGGAGTAATGAGTTTCTAATACTATTAGATGAACCGACAGGATAGGCTTGTGCTGCCATTTGGTCTGTTATGTAATCAGTTGTAGCAGCAGGTATATCTCTACCTGACATCATATGTGCAGCAACACCTGCCATTATGATTGGTTCGTATTCATCTTCTAAACCTATTGTTGTAAGTGTGTCTGTTTCTGCAGTAGGTTCTACAAATTTCTTTTTAAAAGTTATATAACAAGTATGACCTTGGTCAATGCTATAAAACTGTAAAGCATTAACTTGATTAGGTCCTGTATCGTAGGTTATTGTTCTCTCTGTTCCATCACTATCTGTATAAGTGAATGGATTAGGTAGTTGTATCATTTGTACAGATACAGGTTGAAATATAACACCTGTCTGGTCTGAACCACTACTAAAATCTGTGTATTGTGATATCGCTTTTAAAACAGAAACTAAATAGTTGTTTGTTCCTGGTGCATCATAACTACCAAGTAGTACATATCCTGAACCACTTGTAACATTGACAGTTTCTACTGCGAATAGAGTAGGAAATAAATTTTTAATCTGGTCAACTACAGCATCAAATACATTCTTACGAGGAAAAGGAGGTGCAATCTTAATTATACTTCCTTGTGCGTGTTCTGCTGCAGTAGTTCCTCTAACACCTCTAGTAACTGTAACTGTGTTTGTAACAGCATTAAGGTCACGACATATCATAAGTTCTTGACCTATCTCTATAATTGTACCTGCATCTAAAGCATCTTCTTCTTCAACAGACAATAGGTCGCCATTAAAAGTAACTTCTGTTGCTGTGTCTGTTAGTCCTACAGTAACACCATCATCTAACAAATCGCTGTTAGAAAGTGTTGTGTAACTAACAATGTCATCCATAGGTTCAAGATATTCTCTAAAGGTCCTATCTACTAGGTCACCAATTGTTGTACTCATTGGCTCTCCTAACTATGTCTTAGATGAACTGTTATGCTTCTGTCTGCTGCTTCTGTTCCATCAGATGTGATTCTTAAATATCCATTACTAGCAAAAGCCCAACCACTAGGGTCAACTCTTACTGCATCTCCTGCTGAAACTGTATATGATACATCAGTTCCATCTGTTTCTTTGACATCTGCCCAAGTAGAATTATCTAATGAGAAATCAAAGGTAATAGCTGTACCTGTCATAGTTGCAGGGAATTGAATACCACAAAGCAACATTCCATCTAGTTTAAAACCAACAGAATTGCTTGCATCTTCTGAAACATCTATAAGTGCTTGTTTTGAAATAATCATACTTTCCTTACTATAGCACAAGAAAAGGGTGGAGGTGGAGTTCCACCCTAATCTTGAAATTTATGTAGCTTAGGCTACAGCTTGAATTTTACAATGATATGAAGGAGGACCAAATTCAAATCCCATCTCCATATAAACTGCTTTTCCAATTCTAGCGTTTGCATCTTGGTCTAAGTCACGAACAAACACAGTACCAAATCCTGGGATATTGGTGAATACTGGTTGAATGTAAGCTAGGTCAATAATGAAAGCACTACCTGAAGGCATGATATCTGGGTCAATAACCATCATTCCGATTGAACCGAATGGGGTTACAACTGTATCAACATCAATACCTGCAACACTTCTATCTCTAGGTAGTATTGCACCTGTAATTCCGACATTACCTTGTAGTAATTCAGTATTAAGGTCTAGTAATTGCTTAGGTGATACGCAGAGAACTGGTTGTTTTAATGGTGCGTGAGCATCATATAATCTCTTCATAGCACCTGCGATTGCATCAAATGATAATACTTGTGCATCACCAGTTCCATCACCTGCTGTGTCATTGTAGAAACAGTTACCACCGATTGGGTTAGCTGATGCAGCTACAGTATTGTTTGCGTTCTTGTTAAGAGAAACCCAATAGTCAATTCCCCACATTTCTCTAGTACCATCACCTGGTGTGGTGTTAGCACCATCAGAGAATGAACCATTGAATGCAAACCATTCAACTTCTCTTGCTACTTTTTCTAATGCTTTTTCTAATTGCAAAGCAAATTCATCATTAATTGGGTTACCCCCAAATAGTCCTTGTTGAGTACCTGCTGTTGTTGTTCCATCACCATCAGATTGATTTGTGATAGCTGCAGATAATGTAAAAGGATTTTGATTTCCTGTTGAAGCTAAAGCTGTGTAGGTCATTTGTACACCCTTATGGAAAATTTGAGTTACATGAGTAAATGCTGCTCTATCTCTTCCAAGATATTCTGTAGGTGTTGAGCCTTCTTGTCCTTTGTCAGGTTCTGAATTAATGATTGCATTATCTTCTACTTGGACTTGCCAGTATGTAGAGTTTAATACTTTACCACCATTCAAACCACCAACTGATGACAATAAAGGTGTTCTTTGACCACCAACTTTAAACAATTCACCAGTAAAGTTATTTATTTGTTGTGCGTAGATAGTATCGCTACCTGCACCACCAAGGCTTATTTCTGCCATTTATATCTTCTCCTATAAATTATTTAAATTGTCTTATACTTTTAGAAGAAGTCTGTTAAAAACTATTTGTTTTTTTTAGCTTCTTCCATAACAGAAAGTTTGGCAGCTATTGAATCTCGTACATTTCCAGATTTTTCTATGTCACGAACCTGTGAAACTGCATCTGTGCTGTATAAATCTACAACTGAATTTCTTTGTATGTTGTTTAGTCTTTCTTGACTTTGTTCTACATTATCTTGTAATCTGTCTTGATTCCCAAACTCAACTGAAAATTCTTGTGATGCGTATTCTTGGATTCCTTCTACAGTTAAATCACCTTCGTACATCATCTCAACTGCTTTTCCAACACCTTTAGTAGTGTCAAGACCTGCTTGTTTAAAAACTTCTTGTCTTTCTTTACTTTCGTATTGTGCGATTTTTTCTTCGTAAAGAGATAATTTTTCTCTCATCTCTTTCCAGTTCTTATCGCCTGTGTCAGAGTTCATTTCTTCTGTCATTATTCTATTGTCCTTACTTCTACGATATTTTTACAAGAGGTGTAGAGTGACCTCTGCATTTTGTCTTACACTACTGTTTTTATTTGACAGGTCTTGTCAGTAGGCATCAAGACCGATTACAAAATTGAAGTCATATTATCCTGCAGACTTACAAACGCAGCTTGATTTGATTATACCATATATTGTGGTTGTGCAAGTATATATACTAGATATTGTATTAAGTTTCTATTAAACCTGTAACTGCACCAGTTTGTGTAGTAGCAGCACCCAATACAGCAGCACTTTCAGATGCTATCTGTGCTGATATGTTCTGTAAATTCTGCAGTTCTTGTGCTTGTCCTAGTTGTGTAGCTTGTACATACTCTGTAGCAGTAGGACCTCTTCTAGCTTGACTTGCTGCAGCACGTTGTAGTCCTTCAAGAGTTAATGCTGCTTGACCAAAACCTTGTCTAGCACCTTCTTGTGTTAGTCCTTGTTGTGCTAATGATGTACCAACTTGTGCAGTAATGCCACCAAATCCTGCTGCTTCTGCTTCACCAAGAACTTGTGATGCTCTTATCTGTCCTTCTAATATTTTTGTAGCAACATTAGGAGAAACAAACATAGCAAATATAGATTCATCTGGTAAGTCAATACCAAAGTTTTCTAAGTATGCTTTTTTAACTTGTGGTATGTTATTGACAACACCTTCGTATCCTGCTTCCATTCTCTGTCTAAACTCTAATGGAGATACATCACCACTAATTGCATTAACAATATCATCTTGAAACTCATTAGGATTTAAGTTATATGTTCTTACAGTAGCTTTCATATTGTCTACAGCAGCAACATATTCTTGTTCTGTCATTCTAAGTGAACCATCTTTTCTCTTTATTCCAGGGTATACTTCTTCCATAAGAGGGTCTGCTCTCATCTCTGCTAAAGCTAAACGTTCATTTCCTGATTCTGCATATTTATTTAAAAATAATCTAATTAATCTGTCATCTAAATAAGGATATAAGCCTTTAGCCTGTTCAAATGTAGATGGTCCTGTTTGTTTTGTTTCTTCTACTTGTGCTGATTTAGAATAATTACCAAGCAAATCTTCTAATGTACCTGTATCTAACTTTCCTTTTTCACCTGTAGGTGGAGATGTATTTGTAAAACCTTGTCCTCTATATATACTTTCTTGGTCTGCACTACTGACTAATATTGCAACACCTTCATCATTGTATAAATAAAATGGTGTAAAAGTAACTTCTTCTACAACTGTTTCATCAACTGTATCATCAACTGTATCATCAGGTTCTTCTGTACTCACATCACTTCCATAAACTAAACCAGTAGTTTTTGTAACGTTATATAAATTTGGGTCTGCTGCTTCTGCTTCACCTATAGACCTAAAAGTACCTATCTTTGCTTCTGCTGCTGCTCTTGTGTTTGGTCCAATAATTCCATCAGGTGTTACACCTAATTCTCTTTGTAACGCCTTAATTTCTTCTGTTGTCATGTTTTCCATAATTAACCTACTAAACTTTGTCCTGTAAATACACCTGATACATCTTGCTTAAACACACTTGCCATAGCACCTAACGCTTGGTCTTGATATGTAGGGTCATTTTCATATTGTTTTCTTACTTCTCCTGCAAACAATGTCATATCTCCACCGACTTTTTGTGATATAATGTCCACATTCTTTTTGTCTTGATTAGACAATGCACTCTTACCAGTTATAGATTGAAATGTTCTATATAGTGGTGCTGACCATAGTTCATGTTGACTACCTTCATAATTAGGAAATAATTTATCGTGTGCTTTCTGCAACTGTTCTATAATTACTTCTCTATTTGTAGTGACACCTTCACCTTGTGCAGCATCAGCACGTAACATAGCAGCGTATTGTTCTATAACGCCATTATCTTCAAATGCAACTGCTGCATCTACACCAAGATATTTTGTAACTAAACTTTTAGCATCAGACATACCACTTTTTGTAGGATTAATCTTGTCAATATATCCTATGTAGTCTTGGTTCATAGCACTTACACCACCTGCCATAGATAATTTATATGGGTCTATTAAGAAAGATATTGTTTGTGCAGCTTCTGCTGTAGTTAAATTACCTTGTGCAATATCACTTGCTAGTTCTCTAACTAAATCATCAACACCTTCTCCAGATATACCTAACTGTGCAATCTGTAGCTTTAGTGCTGTGTAGTTATCTTTAACTAGCTCTGCTGCTTTAGTTGGATTTGTATATACAAGCTGAATCCAATCTCTTTGTTCTGGTGTGTGGTCTTTAAACCAAGTTAAATTTTCTAAGTATGGAGTTATGTCCTGTCCAGTAATTGCACCATATGCAAATAACTGTTGTACTTCATCATCTAAATACCAAGTCTTACCAAATATTGTTGCTTTCTTTTGTAAATCATTTTCTACGTTTTCTAATAACCAATCTATATCTGTCTTAGGATTTTCAGGGTCAAGAAGTTTTAGGTCTGATAAGTTGAACATAGGAAAAAATGCATATCCATACTTATCTGTAAATGTTTGTTCTGTATACGCAACTGCAGTATCTAATGCACCTTCTGCAAAACTTTCTGGTAAATCTACATCTACTACTAATGGCATAACAGCACCACTTGTAGTTGTGTAATTATACACAGCATAGTACCTTCCATTAACGAAAATTAATTCATCTGGAACTTGTAGTCTACTACCTTCTTTAAATATTGCCATTAGTCATCTCTATTATAAACATTGTTTGCTAACTTTACAGTCCTATCTATTATCACATTAGCACTAGGGTTATTGTTTAAATACCCTGTAAATACTTTATCATAATCAATAGAGTTCTGCATAAGGTCTAGTTTTTGGCTATCTGGTATATTACTGTAATAAATATCATTTCTCATATCTATATCACCTACATCTTCTATGTAACTTTCTTCTAAAGCATCACCATTAGATGCTCTAGTCATAACATCTATAGCTGTACTCCATATTGCATTACCTAATAATTCTGCAGGTGACCTTGAACCTGCTTCTTCTAACATTTCTAATAACTCACCACCATAATCTTGCCAAAAAGTTTCTTCAACCAGTTGCTTTTCCCATTCTTCACCATTAGCAAGTATCTCATTTCTACGTGCATATACTTGATATAGTTCAGGTAACGATAGTGCAGCAGTTCCTAACAAGTTAAATATTTCATAAAAAGACCATATTGCTGCTGCAGTTGCAACACCTGTACCAAGAGTAATAGCACCTGCTGCTGCTGCTACAGTTGCAGCTTTTGAAAACGCTTTGTTAATTAATGTTTCACCTATGTCTAATGTTTTCCAACCTACTCCTAAAGCCTTACCTACTTTGCTTTGTGCAAATGATTTCATCATCTTACGTAAAGTTGCTACATCAGGTGTTAATCCAGTAGGAACTCTTTCTTGATTATATGGAATACCATAATAACCAATATTGTTACTACCACCTACTGCTCTTCCATAAGTATAAGAAGCTCTTACACTATCAATAGTTTCATTACCATACACTACTGGTTGAACAGGATTTACTACTGCATCATATCTTGGTGCGTTATTAGGATATAATTCCTCAATAGATATGTCGTAATCTAATATATTGTTTAAATTAGTTTCAATTATTCCATTTTGAAAATGCTCATCTGGTGCAATAATAGTTATATCTCCAACTATGAAATTTGATGGTATATCTCTTAATTGTTGCCGACTAAGATTAACTGGTGTTGTACTGCTATCTGGTGCTGTAACATTAAATATAGGTTCTTGACCAGTTCTTTTTATAATTTCTATCTCTGGTCGTGTTGTTCCATCAATAGGACTTGGACCACGCAAATTTATCTTTACAGCACCTACTGTTCTATTGTCAACCATATCATATAAATTATCTAATGCAGTATTAAGTTTTTGTACATCAATTCCCTCATTACTTGCAAACGCTTCTATAGGAGGAGTAATGTTTGCTTGTGAAAATACTGGTTGTGGAGATATATCTCTAGGAGTTCTAGTTTCTGAACTTGTATTTCTAACCATTTCTAATTCTTCATCTATAACAAATTGTCTGTTTTGTATTTCTTCATTAGAAGTTTTTCTATTTATATATAAAAAATTATCTGATGCTCTCAATCTTAAAGAACCATCATTTGATTCATAAGCAACATTAAAAGCAGCACCCACTCTACCAGTAGGATGTATTCTTGAAGATATTGGATTATCTCTTTCTTGTCCTGAAAAACCATCTCTTACTTCTATTCCTAATTCTTTCATCATATGAATAAAAGAACGATTTATTATATTTGTTGTAATTCCACTTCCTGTTTTTGTAGATTGCACATTAGAAGTAATAGATGCAACCACATTATTATTTACATCTAAATGATTTGTTACTTCTATAGTTGCATAATGTTTTGTTAATGTTAAATCTCCATTTGTATTTTCTACATCATATATAAAACCAACTTCAAAATAATCTTTTGGTCCAAATCTGTCTGATAATGTTTGTCTTGTTCCAACGTGTTCAATTTCTACAACTAAAAGATTTCTATCAGCACCACCAAATAAATCTGACTCATTAAATAAAGTTTCTGCACTTCTTGTAAAGTAATGTTTAGCTTTATCAGATAATATAACTTTATCTTGAAATGAACCACCATTTATTTTTCTAAATGCTTGATTTAGTTCAGTACCAAAAATATCTTCATTATTAAAATATATACTACTTAATACTGCTAATTGACCATCTCCTAATAACTGATTTCTATACCAACCCTGATTTTCAAATAATGGGTCTAAATCCTCAAACATATCATATATAGAAAATGCACCTGCTTCGGCATCTAATATATTAATATTGCCTTCACTTATTCTTGCTAATACAGCTCTTTCACTAAGATTATCTTGGTTTAACAACTGTGTTACAGGTCTACTATCTGTAATTGTTGAACCTCTAGTTGATGGAGATGTTGTTGTATCTGGTGTTGTTGTTTCTGGTGTTGTTGTTTCTGCTGCTTGTCCAAATCTTGAATCTACCCATTGTAATATACCTTGTGTTTGTATATTTGCTTCTGAACCTGCTAAACCATCTATCTGTGACAATAATGATTCTCTTGTAAACATATTTAGATTACTTTCTCTCATTGTGTCCGAAGGATATGTTTCAATTAAATCTTCTAAGAAGTAATACATAGCTTCTCCATTATTATCCATAAAGTTATTTAGTGAACCAGTTTTAATAATTCCAGTATCATCAAGTTGAGAATGTACTACTAAATCATTTGTATAGACTAAACCTAAATTTTCAAATATATTTTGTAGCTCTGTTACATCTTCCATAGGATTTAAACCTGTAGAAGTTACCATAGCTTCAGTACGCATAAGTAGTTGTGCAAACATTTGTGGGTCTACCTCATATGAAAGTGCATCAAACAAACCATAAATATCATCTTTTTTTCCGAAGTATTTTATTTTCTCTAGTTTTTCTGGGTTATCGTAGTTATCAGATAAAAACTTAATCATTGGATTGCCACCAATATTTTTTCTTCCAGTAGCAATATAAAGTAATTCTTGATTAAGTTTACTTCTTTTTACATCAGTCAAATTTTCTAAATCTACTGATGCTAATAAATTCAACATAGATACGTGTCTAGGAGATTTTAATATATTGGTTTGCTTTGGTTTAATTGCAAACTCTGCATCAGTACCATCCAAAGGACTACCCCATAATGATTGAATTACTCTTGGCAATCTTACTTTAAATTCACCACCTACTCTACGAGTTTTCCATTCATCTACTTTTTTCCACAATGGTCCTGGATATCTCACCATAGAACTGTGACTCCAGTTAGTAAATTTTGTATCTACATCTAATTCGGTAAAATATTCACCTGTAAATATAAATCCACCATTTTGATACAAATTAGCAACTCTATCATTTATAGGAGAGTTAGTTAATATTACAAAGTCTGCATCAGCTACAGTTAATAAACCATGAAACCATTCTTGGCTTTTTATTACACCTGCTTTTTTAACTTTTTCAGCTAATGACATTGTAGATTCTCCTGTAAATATAGAATATTCTGATGGCGAAATGACATTAGGATAATATCCAGTTACTGAACCTGGATGTGTAGATAAAAAGTTAGTAGTGATACTTGCACTTCTTTGACCTAAAATATCTCTACTACTACGAATACTATTTTCGTACTGTCTAGCATATGCAGAATCTGATTCAAAAAAACTAAGTATATGTTTTTTACCATTTACATCTTGATACGTTAAAGCTAGTACATAGCTTGGTTTTTTTTCTAATGTTGTATATCTTTCTCCAAATGGTTTTGCTAATATTTTTTTAATATAATCTGGAAAACCTTTCCAATGAACTGCCATATTGGTATAGTCACCTTGAACTGGAGATTTCATTTGACCTATAATTTCAAAACTATAATCTCCACCTTCAAGAACTGTATCTAAAGCTGCAGCTACTTCTGAATTGTATTTAGCATTTTGAAGTATAGAACCCATTTTTCTATGGTTTTGTTTATTAGTAGTTAGTAATGGTCCATCTTCTCCATATTGTTTAAATCTTATATCTGTTAAATTTTCAAATCTTCCATCTAAAAATTCTGCAACTCTTATTTTTAATGCATCTTTATCTTCAGGAAAAATAATTAAATCGTGTGTGATATTGCCTGTAGTGTTATTTAGTACATTTTTTTCAACATCACGTATGCTGTTTTGTCTTTTAATTTGGTTTTCATCTTCAAGAAACCCACCTTCTTCATCCATAAATGCAGGTCTTTCTGTATTAGGGTCTAATCCCCTAAATACTATAGAGTGTTTGTTATCTTTAGAATATCTTTTTAATATCTCAAAAAACCTCTCTTCAATTTTTTTAAAATATATTCCATCATCAGTAGTAGGATTATTATTGACATTAAATTTATCTACATCTATGTCAAACTTATCATATATTCCTTTATATCTTGGTGAGTTCCTAGGTGATGTTGCAACAGATACAACATCATCTGTTCTTAAAGATAAAGTTAAAATATCATTATCTACTGCATATTTAAGATAGCTAATCATATCTTCTCTAACACTAATACTTATTGCATCTGACCTATTTATATAATCAACTAAACCTTGATACTTAGAAACATTAATATCATACCCTTCTAAAAACTCACCAAATTCTTCTAAGTTTCTTGAACTGTAAGAATTAAGTATATTTGCATTATCACTACCTACTGAAGTTTGAGTAGGAGTAGCATCAGGAACATCTGGAGTTTCAGTAGTAATTTCTGGTGTACTGTTTGCTTCCCTTTGAATAGAAGCAATTTGTTCTGGGTTAGTATCTAAACGATTATAGAAAGCACCTAAATCACCTGAATCTATATTTTGAAATAAAAACTCTCCTAAATTATCAACTAAACCTTCTGTACTATAACCTGCATTACTAGCGATTGTTGCTATTTTGTCTACTATAGCATCAATTATTTCATCACCCCAAGTAGTAATACTTGAAGATGGAAATACTTCAGCAACTGATTGTGCTATAGCATTTGATACTGGTCCATCAAATTGTCTAATTCTATCAGCAGGTGTTAAATCTTCTAATCTTGTATCAATGTTTTCAGTAACAAAACGTGTAACTAAACCTAATACTTGTGATTTAAAAGCATCAAAGTTCATAATACATCTTCATAAAGAGTTGCTGATATAAACAACTCTGTATCATCTATGTATGTAGAATTAGTCCTTTCTATGTCAATGTTAATATTTAATGAGGACCAATCTATTTCACCATCAACAATGTATTTATTAAACTCTGGATTATCTTCTAAATATTCTTTTAATTCATCACTCATTATCCACCAAACATACTTCTAAAAGCGTTTCTATCTTTAGGATTTTGTTTTTTAATTTTATTACCTTGTGGTTTTACTCTTAATATTTTTTCTAAATTATTTAAAAATGTAGGTGCAGCTTCTTGGGCAGATGCTACAGGATTGTAACCACTTCTTCTAACTTCATTTTCACCACTAAACATAGAAGGAAAAGGATTGTAACCACTTTCTTTTACTAAATTATTACTACTAGGTGTACTACTTAAAGCATTTGCAGCATCTTCACTTATTTTTACATAAGGTTCTATTGTTCTAAATAAATATTCATAAACATTATCTATCTGTGCTAATGGTTCGTTTTCATTTTTACTTAAATAATATCTGTACATATAGTTTTTTGCAGAGTTCATTCTTTTATTAACTACATCACCTGTGATAACACTACCAGTAGAAGCATCATAAAAATAATCTTGATTGTTTACATTTTTATTTTGTACTAAATCAACAATATTCCTACCTTCATTTTTCATGTTTACTTTTCTATAAGTAACACCATATGGTAAATATCCACTTAAATCTTTTACGTACATATCAACTACTTCTTTAGGCGATAAATCTTTAACTTCTATATTTGCGTACATATTTTTAAAATCATTATTTAAATCAGAACCTACTACTTTTCTTATATTGTTTCCTTTGTAAGAAATGTATGTTTCTGGTTTAGAAAAGTATATACCATCTTTTGCAGATTGTAATGCACTCATCATTTGTTTGATTGTCAAAGGTGTATCTTCCAATATTTTTTCACCTCTATTTACATTTACTGCTAATGGTTCAGCAGGTATTTCTTCAATAGTTCCATCTGGTTTTTGTATCATTTCTGGATTTTCTATATAATCAGTATCATACTCTTTTGCTTTTTCTACGAAATTACCAACACCTGCTTTTATTTGAAATGGGTCATCTTCTATGATGACTGTTTCTTTAGTATCTGGATTAACTTGTTTATTCATAACTGTTTGCCAATTATTAATACCATATGTTCTATCATCACCTGTTTCAGATTGTGCAATTATTAATGCAGCAACAGCATTCAAACCAGGGTCATCTAGTGCTGTTTCAATACTGTCATAAGAATTAAATATGTCGTATTTACGTAAAGTTTTTTCCCAAGTAGGAATATGTATTTGCCATGGTCCTCTTGACTTTTCATTATCTCCTGCTGTATTAGCGGCAAATCCAGATGTAACATCTCCATCTCTATGTTCTGCAAGTGCTATAGCAATAAGAGTATTAATATCTTCTTCGTTATTAGGATTAACTAATAAGTCACCACTTTTAAATTCAAAATCTTCTGATTCTAAATACTGTTTAGCAAACTGTATAAATTGATAAAGTTGCTGTGGACTATACATTAAAAGTTCTCCTCAAATTGCATAAAGTTTCTTGTAAACTCTACTGCTGCTGCAGACCTAGCTGATAATTCTTGACTAGCATCTATTCTACCTGCTTCTAAATCATCTACTATTTTACTTAATTCATATCTTACATCAATAGGTTGTAATAATGGTTTACCTAATTGCTTTCTTGCTTGTTCAGGAGTTGGTGTCATTAAATTAAAATTACTATATGTATATGGTCCTATTTGTGTAGGTGCAGTTCCTGTATCATTTAATGTACTTAAACCAATTACTTCTGATAAAGTAGGTTTATTTTTTTCTATCTCTACTTGTCTTGCTGCTGCATCTTTTTGTAAATTAGAAAATATTCCTGCATACTTTTCATAATCTCTAGCTGTGGCATATATTCCTTTTTCAGCAAACAACTCATCTACTACAGCTTTTACTTCTGCTTCTGTAGGTGGTACTACTTCACTACCATATTGTTCTAAACCTTCAACTAATACATTTGTTCTTTCTAACTTTTCTGCTGCATAAGATAAATAAGGAGTTAACTGACCCCATAAACTTGGTGCATTTTTATCTATCAAACCACTACTTGGCATTAAAAAATTATCATCATTTGCTTGTGTCATCAACATAGCAACAAAATCTATTTCGTTTCCTTTAGCAGAAAAGTTTATAACACCAGGCACAAAGTCGTATGATGATGGGTCTAAACCTAAATTAAATAATTCTTGTTGTATTTCAAATATTGCATTAGATGATAAACCTTCAAATAAAGCTGCAGCAGACCCTCTTCTAAAATGTGGTCTAATAGGGTTACCATTACTGTCTAGTTTTAGTTCTCCTGTTTTACCATCTACATAAAAATCATTTTCATCAATAGGTATATTAGGACCTGTGTAATAGTTTCTTGATTGGAAAAAAAACTCTCCAGTTTCAGGGTCTATTTTTTCTGCAGGTGGAACACTTAACCCTAGTACTTTTTGATTTTCTGGACCAAAGGTTTGTGTTTCAGTTGATGTTATATTCCAATTAAATACATTATCTTTTATTTCCCCTACATATCCTAAAGTAACATCAGGCACAAATAGACTTAAAGTAAAATTACCTTGTGTTCCTGATACCTCTACTTCTCCTGCTAACTCATTTAAAAAGCTAGATAAAGTAGCTGTATAACTATTCCAATCTGTAGGATTTTCTAGTTCACCTTTATACTTTTCTAATATAGGCTCTAAATCATAACCTAATCTTAATTTAGGATTACTAAGTAAATAACTTAATGTATATTCCTCACCTTTTGTACCAAATTCTGCACTTGAAACTCTAATAGGTATTTGTAATATTCTATTTACATCTTTAATAAAATCAGATAAAGGCTTTTCATAATCTTGGTTTTTATCAATATCAGCTAATAAATTTTCTATTTGATTTTTTGATTTCTCTGTTGTCATTTCAAATACCTTCTGTTATCTAATTCTTTCCAGAAACTTCCTAAATACATATCAATCCAGTTTGTATCTTCATACTCTAACGCTAATTCTCTAGCATAAGCATCTAGTTCTTCACGTATATCAGCAATATTACCTGATGTACCACTTAGTGTAGCAGCAACTTTACCCTGAATACCACCTTTAGGAACTCTTATTGATTCTTTTGAAAAACCTTCTATATAAAATAAACCACCATTTAATACAGTATCTATAGCTTTATCATATTCTTTAAAGAACTTTTGTAATGGTACAAATTCAGGTGATTCTTTAAGTAATGGTTCATTTTCCCAATCTCTTAGTTCTAATATAATCTGGTATTTATCTGCCATAAGTACAGCATCGCCTAAACTACCATAAGCAATAACACCATATTCTTCTTGAAGTTTTGTTTTCCTAGCAGAGTATGCTTCATTTCTTGCAGTAGGTGTTAATGATTTATCGTTCTTTAGTTCCTCTTTGTATTTTTCTAATTCAAATTGTAATAATGATTGTTGTACTGCACGTGAATATGCATTAGGGTCTAATGTTTCTGCACCTGCCATAAATGCAGGTAACGAGAACTCATCATCAACTTTATCAGGAAATAAATATATAGCTGTATATGGTTTTCTTTCAATCAACTTTTGATTTTCAATTTGCTGCCAAAACATATAAGATTCTTTCTTAACAGGAAATCTACCTTGTTTTGCACTTGATGATTGTCTTAATGGAATTGGATTTAAACCAAATCTTTTTTCAAATTGTTGTGTTGTTATTGTATAGTCAAACTGATTAGCTTCTAACATTTGTTGATACTTTTGTGCTAATACTTGTATTGTCCACCAACCACCATTCTTATCTTGTATTTCATATCTTGGTTGTATTGATGTAGGATAAGCAGCTTGTGCAGAACCTCTAATTAACCAATGTGTAGCAGCAGCTTTTTCTGCTTCTACCATAGCAAGTTTTATAGATTCTTCATCTTCAGGTGTCCATTTACCTGCGTAGTAATACAAAGTAAATATATCCATTACTGTTCTTGAATATGATGCATTTATTTCTTCTGTAGCTTCTTGTGATAATGGCATAGCTTTTAATAAACCTTTAAACCAAGATGGTAAAAATGGTTCTACCAACAATTCTTGTATGCTAGTAGTTCCTGGTTGTTCAAAATTACCTAATACAAAATCTGTTAAGAATTTAGGTGCAGTAGCAATTTTTGTTAATACTTTAAATGGAACAGTAACTATTGGTCCAAAACCAGGAGAAAATCCATTAGCAGATATTAAGTTAAGTCCTTCTAAGAAACCATAAGGTTTTACTCTTACACCTTGTTCAGTTAAATCTTCTCCAAGCAACCCAGTTTGTAATGGTGCAAAACCAAAAGCACCTGGTATTGCTGACAAACCAAATGTCATAACATTCATAACATCTACATAATTAAATAACAACTCTCCTGTTATTGGGTCAGATGTAAAAAATGCATTATCTGTATCCCAAGGTTTAGCTTCTTTACCTCTATCTATTGCTATACGAGTTCTATTAAATTTTTGTGGATTTTCTAATGTTAACTTACCCCAAGTTTTTAATACTTCTTGAAATATTTCAGGGAATGGAACATATGATGCCATAACATCAGATAGTACGTGTCTTTCTTGACTAGCATATAAAAGATTTTGAACTTCTTCCATAGCTTTATATTTAAGTAATGTTTCTGCTTGTTCTAAAGTTGTAATGCTTCCTTCTGATGCAGGTTCTTTTGCTTTTTTAAGTAAATTTAAATATAGCTCACTACCTTCTGTCCAAGTCTTTGCACCTATAACAAATTCTTTTTTAACTTCTGGTGTCATAAATGGCATTAATTCTTCAGCTAATGTATAAAATGTCCACCTGAACATTGGGTCACGATTCAAATAATCAGATGGTTTAGCTAACAAAAGTGAATACATTGAACCTAATGCATCATCCCATTTTTGTATAGCTTGTTCTACAAGTTGACCTGATTTACTTAAATTAGGATTATTATTAAAAGCAACATTACGTGGACCTAAATCCATTTTTACAACTTCATCATCAAATATCTTTTTAATTTGGTCATAAAATTTTCCAAAGTATCTTTCTGTTTTAGATGCTTGTACTGCATTTTTTTGTGCTAACTCTAACCAATCTTCATCATCAACAAAACCACCATTAGCTATAAATTCACGTATTTTAGAAGCACCCATGTTTAAATCTACTTCGTAATCAGGATATACATATTCTCCATTTCCATTTGTTAATAATTCTCTTGCCTCACGTTCTGTAATTTCTTGACCATTACGTAAAATTTTATTTGTAGGGTTTCCTTGTAACCTACCAATTTCCCATTCAGCAGTTTTTAAATATTTTAACAACTGGTCTTTATTTTTTAATACTGCACGTGCATCAGGGTCATCACTTCTTTTAATTAAATCATCTATGTATTTTTTACCTTGTGTAGTATTTGTAAAAAACTCTAATGCTTTATTAGCACCATCTCTTGCAACTATTACAAACAATGGGTCATTTGCTCTATTTAAAATTTCGTGTATAAACCCTCTCCACCATCTAGGGTCTATTGTTGCATTACCATCAGCATCAATAATATATTTATCTACATTAATAAAAAAATCATCTACTGCGTTTCTACCTCTGTTTTGTGGTTTTAAAACTTTCAATAATGTTTGTTCAGACATTGTATTTATATATTGTGGTGTAGTGTTAAAAAACGTTCCTGAAGGTGCAGCTTGTGCATAACCTGTTTTTTTACTTACAATTTTTCTAGCTGTTTGAAAATTGCTATCAAACAAATACTCCATAACTTCTTTAATTACTGGTGAATCAAAATCAACATTATCTATACGTGGGTCTGGTTGTCCATATACAGGTACTTCTATAAATTGAAAAGCAGGACTTTCATTAGTATTTAATACTTTAGATAATTTTCTAATAGGATGCTCTTTAGGCAATATATCAAGTATTTCTTTTCTCATGTGTATTTTTGGTTGATGTGCTTTTATAGCAATAGACAAAGCATTTCGTATGTATGTTTCAGCTTGTGCTAATGTTTTGATTTCATCATAATCACCAAGATTTACAACAACATCTAATATCAAATTGTTTTCTACAATATTTACAGAAACACCATGATTAGCTTTTAGAAGTTGTGGTTCTATAGATGGATTTGTAACATACTGTCTTACTAATTTTCCTACATCTTCTATATTTTCAAACTCTAATATTTGTTTATATTTTTTATTAGGTACTACAGATATAGCACCTCTTTTAAATCCATTATTAATTCCTGCAGATGGATTTAAAAATGGATGTAAAAAACCACCTGCAACATTAACACTTTGTACATCACCAAATCCCATATCTTCTAATTTGTTAAAATTTAATAATGATTGTCTTTTTAGTTTTTTTAAATCTCCTACTATTTCATCAAATGCAAAGTCTGTAGCACTATTGCCATCAATAGCATATTGTATAAATGAATCTCCAACTTGACCTGATGCATTTGTATTTAATCTAAGAGTTTTCATTATTTGTTGTATTTGTTCATATTTCAAATTTTCTATTGATTTTTTCATATCAACATTTCCAATTAATTCTGCTACGCTATCTATCTCATCAGAGTTAATTCTTGTAGCAAATAATTGTTCTCCTAAATTGTCAAGCATTTGCACAAATACAGGGTCTGATTTATCTAAATTTAATTTATCTACAACTCTAGGAAATGGTCTTGCTTTCAATGAAGCTAATAACAAAGGGTGTCTAAACACACTAGGACCACCATACATAGCAATACGTACAGCTTCTTCTGGTGGTACACGTAATGTTAAAGCAGGTCTAAGCATCCAAACTGGTTTTAATGCACGTTGCATAATGAAATCAGAATAAATATATTCTAAATAACTCTTAGGTGCTAACGTTGTATTTTTTTTAGCGTAATTAGTTTTTAATCCACGTGTAGGTATTTTTGCTTGTTGCATAATTTTTTCCATTAAAGAGTAATCTTTTTTACCCCAAGTAGTTGATAAAAACTTTCTTAAACCACTATTACTTGGACCAACCAATCTTCTAAATTTAGACAATGCTCTAGCGAGTTCGTTGTAGTCTGTTAATGGAACAAAGTTATCAGCAAACTGTCCAATAGAAAAAGCAGTAGGAACTGCAACTTCAATAGCTTCTAATATGTTTCCTTCTTCATCTACTCTGTCAGGTCTTAATTTATACTTAGTACCTGGAAAAGATAATGGCATACCATCTGAATCATATAAATATTTTCTTTTCTCTACTAACTCATTATTAACAAAATCCATAACTTCAGTAATTAATTCTTCATCATCTTTTAAATCAGGATTATCTTTAATTACTTTATCTTTCATTTTGTTATTGACTTTTCTAACAATTTTTACAATGTCATCTTGATTTTTAGAATTTAACAATTCATTAATTATAAAATCTCTACCTAGTTGGTCCTCACCCATAGCTATTAAAACGCCATCTATATTTTCTATTGTTTCTGCAATATAATTAATAGAAGCAAATTTACTTGGTGCTAAATCAAATAGTCTTTTAACTCTTTGTGGTAATGCATTTTTTAAAGAACCTCCGATACCGATAATACCTCTAAATGGGTCATTTTTAGGAGTACCAAGTAAAGCACCTATGCTATTTCTTAATGGTGCTATATCTACTGCTTTACCACCAAACTTATACGCTAATTGATTTGCCATTTCAGCAACAACAGATTGTCGCATAGGTAATTTATTTATAGGTGTTAATGTAGCTGCTTGTGCAATTTCTTGACCTACAAAAGTACCTGAATAAGGTGCAATCATTAAATCTGATAAATCACCATTTTTAAGTAATGAAGTAACTATCTCTTTCATAGATTCTTTATTTTTTACTTTTGCTAATAAATTTAAAACTCTAGTATCTACTTTTGAAAATGTTGGTATGTCTTTTAATCTTGCAACAGATTCATTTACAGTTAATGCTTCTATAAATTTATCTCCCCATTTTGAATCTAGAATTTGTTCTGCAGTTTTACCAAAAGTCATTCTTCTAGCTTCTTTACCTGCTTTTGTTGGCTTTAATGTATTTAACGCTCTAGTAATAAAAGCAGCATCATCTACGTATTGTGCAACTTCTGCTGCCGATACAACGCTTCTACCTGCAGTTTTTACTGCACTACCATAACCTAAAAGTAGGTTAATTGGGTCTGCACCTAATCTAAATGCACCATCAATAATTGTAGATGTTAAAGCATATGATATTTCTCCTTCTTGTGAAAACTGTGCTGCAACTATACGACCAGGAGATATTGGTATTCTCTCTCCTGTTTTAGTTGTATATTTATATTGGTATTCATCACGTTCAAATTCTTCTGTTATTGGATTACCATAAACAGCAGCAGCAGCTTCATATGCTTCTGTTGGAGATTTACCTAATTTAATCTGTTTACTATATACATCTGTATCTTCTAACGCTATTGAATTAGGTAAAATTCCAACACCTAAGTTAAGTGGTTTACCTGCATCTATTTCATTTAATGCTCTACGAAATTCGTTTTCTCCATATGCTTCTTTTGCTTTGTTGTATGTATCATTAAAATCTTTTCCTAAAGTTGCCTGTCTTGCATTTTCTGTCCATTTTTCTGTAGGTAACAAACCTGATATCAAGTTAGCACCAACTGCAAAAGGAACTGGTGTATCTGTTTCTTGTGCAGCTACTACAGATGATTTAAAATTTCTTGATATATTTTGAAATGCACTATCCATAGCTAAGAAACCTAACTGTGTTGCTCTCTTAAAACCACCAACATTTGTATTAATTTTTACACGTTGTTTCTTTTCCATAGCTTTTTGTTGTGTCTGTGCAATTTTTAGTACATCTTCATCATCTGCTTTTAATCCCATTAATGGCAAATAAGCAACTAATCTTCTATCTAAAGATGGATATGTGTATGCCATATCACGCATAGCTTCTACTAGTTCAGGAGATATAGCTCTTTCAAATTGAGATATTTCATCTAAATTTTTAGATGTAGATTCTGCTAAACCTTGTTTGAAATATGAAGGTACAAAAAAATTAGATTTGTAATCCATATTATCCTATGTCTATATCTGCTTCTAATAACTCATCCCATATTGGGTCAGGTAATATTCGTTTAGCTGCTTTAAAAATATTAGATACTGTATCAGTAGGTATAGCCATACCACCATTGTCACCAGGTCCATAAGGTATTCCTGATTGTATTGGTTCAAAAGGTTTGTTTGTTGGTGCAGCTATATTCATAGGTGGCAAGTTAGGAATGCTAGGCATACCTCCTGTAGCACCTACTTCTTGTTGCATTGGACTAATAGCTTCTGCTTGTTGTTCCAATGCTGTTGTTTGTCCTGTTGGGTCGCCTTCCATTCTAGGTGGTGCAACTATATCTGCAAACGCACCTGATTGTGTTAGGTCAGTAGCTTCCTCTAATGCTTTACTTTTTCTTCCTCTGTTATATTTAGCCAAAGAAATCATCTCCTAGTCTTGGGTTATATTCGTACTCGAATGTTAAATTAATAAAAAAGTGTGGATGTGGTGTAGGTATAGTAATAAAGTTTTTCATAACTATCTCTCCCTCATCTGTGCCTGTAAATACATCTTCAGACCAATCTTCTCCATTAATTATATTATAAAACTTAGCGATAACTTCTTGTTCATCCACCAGGTACTCCTTGTGGTTGTGGTGGTTGTTGACCTAATGCACCTAGAACTTGTTCTATTCCTGGTAATCCACCACCTGGACCTGTAGGTATTTGTGGTCCACCTTGTCCAAGTAAAGCTAATTCTTCTGGTGTAGGTTCTTCACCTTCTGCTGTATAAAATTTATCTAGTATCTCTGACATTTTTTGTGGATTTTTTCTAATCTCTATTGCTGCCATTAATGCTTTTTGGTCACCTTGTGCAGCTTGTGACATAAGTGTTTCAAACAAAACAGTTTCTGCTTTTTCAGAATGTATACGTTGTTGTATTCTACTTATGTTATCCAATCCATCCATATTTTCTTGTAATGTCTGTGTATCAATAATTCCTTGTTGTTTTAATTGCAAACCAGTAATAATTTTTTGTGCTTCATCAAACCCTGCCATAACACCATAAACTCTTCTTGTTTCATAGATTTCTGATATGTCAGATTCTGGTGTGTAGTTTTCTTTAAAGGATGTTCCTTTATATCTACCTGCCATAGGTTTACGAAGTTTACCAAACATCAACTCATCATATTCAAGTCTTTTAGCATCCATTTCCTCTAAAGCATCTTTCATAATAGTTTGATACTCTCTAACGTGTAATGATGCAGATTGACCTAACTCCTCTAAACCTCTACCAGTAACAAAACTGTTAGGAGATTGTCCATCATCAGATACAGGATATGATGCACCAAGTCGCAAGTGTCGTTCAAGTCTATCTACTTGTTGAAATAATTGGTATGGTAGATTATTGACTGGCTTTGACACTTGTGAACCTGGAGTTAAATAGTTAACAGCAAATCTGCCTTTTCTATATTTTCCTGATTCAATCTCACCGACTATGTTTGTTTCTGTAAATACTGCATCTTCCATAGCAATAGTTCCAAGAATATTAATCTTTGCCATGTTTGCCATAAGTCCTGTAATGTGTTGAAACTGTGATTGCATTTGGTCAAACGCATATCGTTTAGCTATAACAAACGCAGGACCAGATTTAAGTATGTTAGGTATAAAATCTATAATCTTTTTATTTTCTGGTAGGAATACGTATGTTCCTTCTTTGTCATAATACTGAACCACTACTTTTCCATGACCTGTTGAGTTCGCCCAACTACCTGCTCTATCTGTACTATCAAGTAGTGCAGAGTATGGATTTTGAAAACCTGTGTTATCTTCTTGTTGATATATATATGCTTTAGCTTCTGGATATTGGTCAGCTAATATTCTATGTGGAACTCTACGAATAATTGCTAACTCATCAGGTTGTTGGTCATTACCAAATGTTCCTGGATAGCAAGTAAATGAATCTTGTAGTTCAGCATATGGATAGGGAACATTATCTCTATCCCTTCTATGTGATATTGTCCACACAACAAAACCATAACCAGGTAACCATCTAGCTGCTTGTGGTAATTGTTTATCTAGTTTTTGAAACTTATCATAAGATGTAACAATTCTCTCTATTTTCTCTGATTTTCTTTTAGCTCTCTCGCTATCTTTTTGATTAATTACATCAACTTTTAAATCAGGACTTCTACCTAGTTTTTGTGCAAATCTTTCTAGTGCAGTTAAAAATAAGTTAGGTGCAGGTAACTCGTGGTACTCCACATTAATTGTATTACCTAGCAACGCTTTAACTGCTGCTTCTCCACCATTCATAATGTCACGAATCCTAGACCTATCAATCATTTGTTCTTGATTAATAACTCTTAGGTAATCTATTCTGTCGTATAATTTTTCACTATCTAATGGCATTTATCTCCAATTATCTATATCCATGTTACTAGATTCGTACCCTGTAAAGCTAGGATTATAATCATATCCTAGTTCTGCAAAGCGTTCTTTTTGCATACGCCTAATTGCTCTCATTGGAAACCAACTAGCCATAACAATATCAGTTTTTGTACCCACGCTCTTGCTTTTGTTCCTAGCAGAACTAAAGTACACTAACTGACTTGTATATAAGTTTACCTTCTCTTGTGCTTCAAAGCTAAGATATGGCAAAGAAATATTTTGTTCTTGAAACATAGGTCGCATAGCTGTAACACCATAAATTGGGTCAAACTTATTCTTGTGTGTTTCGTGTCCTTCTAAAAATATTCCATGCTTAGATGCAAACTCTCTAATACTTTTATCTTGTCGTATTGCTTTTTGAAAACCATTTTCCTCAATAACCCAATGTGATAAATTATATTTAACCCACCACTCTTTCATTATCTCTAGTGCTTGTGGAATACCACCACCTAAGTTGTTATTCATATCTACCATATGCAACTTGTTAGTTACTGAATCGTATGCCCATAAAAATGCAGCTTGATAACCTGTAGATGCAGGGTCTAATCCTGCTATAAGTCTTGTACCTTGTGGTACGTGTCCAATGTCACGTTTTTGGTCACGACATTCCTCTATCTCTACTCTATCAAACAAAGCTAATCCATCAGGCATAGCTACATTAAGATAAACCATTTCGTATATTGCTCTACCACCTGTAGTTTCTGCTGCTCTCTTTCTATCCATTAACCACTTGTACGTTCTCTTTCCACCCCACAACATACAATCTACGTGTTCTTCTTCATTCCAGTCTGGCAAGTTACAAGCTGTGTCATGTGCTTCTTCTACAGTTGTAGTCCAACTTTGGTTCTCTAAAAGATGTGAATACAAATCATCATAATGCTGTCTTGAACCGATAACGACCATAGCTGTGTGTTCCTCTTTACGACTAGATAGTGTTGTTGTCCACCAACTTCTAGTGTTTTCTCTTGATGAAGGTTGCATAGTTGAGTTATGGTCCTCAATGTCATCAGCAATAATTATGTCACAGTCACGAGAAAGTATCTTACCACCTCTACCAATGCCAACCATTGTCGGTGACTTAATACCAGTAACTGTTCTTGTACCTACAGTAAAACCATTTTGTGACCAAGACTTACCTGTACGAGATGTAGGTTTAAATTTTGCACCAGGTCCACATATCTCTTCTATCAGTAACTCGTTACTTTCTAGTTGGTCAAGTACAGAACCTACTGCATTCTTAGCAATCTCTTCGTTACCACCTACCCATAAAATACGTATGTTTGGATTTTTACAAATAAGCCATACTGCAAAGTGAATTAACAAATCTGTTTTACCATGTCGTGGTGGAGAAAGTATCATGTGCTGTCCACCATTATCTATAGCATTCATAATCTCACCTATCCATTTGTGATGAAAGTCTGGTGTTTCGTATGCTACACCTTGTTCTGTCTGGAAATATCTCTGTCTAAAATCATCAAAGTCTGCTAATGACTTTTCTGCTACTTGTGGTAATGACCATTTATCTTGTTCTTGTTTGCTTGTTAAATCTTCTATGTATGCAGAGTATGCCATAGATACTGCACCTTGTGTTGTGCCTAATATATCTGCAACTTCTTGCATTGTTATTTTCTTTGTATAGATATCTGCAGCTAAACCTGATTCGACTATGTCGTTATAGACTTGTCCTCTACGTGCTTGTACATTTGTTTTTTGACTAGGTATATCTAGTACATCATCTTCTTGTGTCCACTCTTTACCTGCTTTTCTAGCACGTTTCTTTTGCATATTAATTCTGTTAGAACAACGTGTAGAACAAAACTTACGTTTTTTAGGTGGTAGTGGTCTATGGCAACCTGCTGCATAACATAACTTTTTATCTACCATAATTACTACACTCTTTATTTTTGCAAACTACTTTGCTATCTACAATATTTAAAACCTTTCCACATACTGGACAGGTTAATTTAATACTCAATTATTTTTTCTTATTCTTTGTTTTTGCATAATATGCTTGTACTTGTTTCAGGGTCATCTTTTTACCACTAGGTGAATAATAATACTTACCTCGTTTAGTAAAAGGCATAATTACATCTTCTTAGATTTTTTCTTACCACCTTTTTTGGCGTAAGATTTCTTTTTACCATATTTGTTTATTGGCATAATAACTCCTGTTGTTTATTACCACCCACTATAACACAAAACCCTGCCGAAGCAGGGTCTTGTCGTACAGTCTGTCCATTTACTGTGTGAGTTTTGTAGGCAGTTGTTTCCTCAATTAAAGGTCCTCACACCTACGCTACTCTATGAAAGAAAATGAAAAATCAAACCAACTTTATCTATACACAACAATTTCTGCGAACTGTCTTAAATATGATTAAGCTATCTTTCTTTTCATATCTTTACGCATACCCCTATGCGTATCTAGGACTTTCCTAGATACGAGTAGTATAGCTACCCCCCCGAATTAGCTAGTGTGTAAAAAAAATTTTTTTTTTAAACAAAGGTTGTCATTATCCAGTTAGATAGAACATACCCTCTATTGCTAGAGGGTGTTGTTCTCAATCAGAAAGGAGTAAACAATGAAACCTAGAAAGGTTGATGTTTACCTGTTTA